CTGGAAACGATTATATATATCTAGGAGATGAATTTCATCCCGATATAAAATTTGTTCACTTCTCGCATCGTTTCAACAAACCACACGAATGGGAGTCATTTAAGGAACATGTATAAAGTAGAAGAAATTAAATGGGAAGAGATAAAAGAAGTTTGGGAGTCTGAACTCTGGCCAGATAAAAAAGGTGGTGTGAAATCAGTCAATAACTGGACATGGTTTCATCCTTCAATAAGTTTAAGTCAAGATAAGAGGATTGAGAAAAATGAGTTCGGTATCCCCTATTTTTTTGGTATAAAAATTGATAATGTGCTAGTATGTGTTAACAGCTGCTTCAAAACTTCATCTGATCACCCATTTGATTATAAAAATGAGTCCTATTGGCGATCTAGAGGACTTTGGACCTCACCCAAATACCGAAAATTAGGTCTTGCATCTGAAATTTTAAATCACACAACTAAGTTTGTTGGTAAGAAAAAAGCAAGTCGGTTATGGACAGTTCCTAGACAGAGTGCATTATCTGCATATGAACAGGTTGGATTCGTTAAAATAGGAGATTGGTTTGAATATGGACAGTACGGCCCCAACTGTATCGCATCTAAATACTTATAAATAGAGTGTATAAGGAGTGATGTAATGGCAATTCCAGCAACAAAAGCTACACTTAAATCATACTGTCTTAGGTCACTAGGTTTCGGTGTGATTGACATTAACGTATCTGATGATCAGATCGATGACCGTATTGATGAGGCGCTTCAGTTTTTTGCTGAGTACCATTACGATGGAATCGAGCGTGTCTATCTAAAACACCAGATAACACAGGCAGATATTGACAGAGCTGCAACTAATAATACCTCATCTGCAACTGATACCGTTGACAGTACAGTAACAGCAACTTGGCTTGATGGAGCAGGATATATACCCACACCAGACGCAGTTATTTCAGTTATACAAGTTTTTCCTTTCACCGATAGTTCTACGTCAAATATGTTTGATCTAAGGTATCAACTACGGTTGAATGACTTGTATGATTTTTCATCTACTTCTATTATGGAATATCAGATGACGCTTCAACATCTTGACTTTTTAGAACACATTTTGGTTGGTGAGGTTCCAATTCGTTTTAGTCAACACACTCAGAGACTCTATCTGGATATGGATTGGAACAATGATATTCATGTAGATGAGTTCATTGTCATAGAGTGTTATAGAAAACTTGACCCGACACAATTTACAGATATTTTTAATGACATGTATTTGAAAAGATATACATCTGCTCTGATTAAAAGACAGTGGGGTGCAAATCTATCTAAGTTCAGTGGAGTAGAAATGCTCGGTGGTGTTACTATGAACGGTGGTGATATTTATTCACAAGCACAAGAAGAGATTACGAAGTTAGAAGAACAAATTCAATTGCATTTTGAATTACCAGTTAACTATATGATAGGATAATTTAATGGCCGTTAATTCAGCATTCCACACAAATAATGTTGCTGCTCTTGCGACTGAACAAAACCTATACAAGAATTTGGTTGCTGAAGTAATTCAAATTTATGGGCACGATGTTCATTATCTTGACAGAACACTTGTTGCAGAAGACACTGTATTTGGTGAGGATACACTTTCTAAATTCAGAAACTCTGCAAAAATAGAAATGTATGTTGAAAACGCTGGCGGAGGATACGCTGGCGAAAAAGAACTTATGACAAAGTTCGGGCTTCAAGACTTGAGCGAAATTACATTTGTAGTTGCAAAACATAGATTTCAAGAATTAACAAAACAATTTACTATTGAAGACGCAACAGATACAGCTTCGGGTGGTTCTATTTTGTTGGAAGCTGATACTATTGATATGTCAGATAATGCAGTTACTTTTGAGGGGTCTGATTTTTACTTGTTATCAGAGACAGATGCTACAGGTGCAGACCGTCCACTAGAGGGAGATTTGGTTTTCCATCCAATACTTAAAAAATTGTTTGAAGTTAATTTTGTAAATGATGACGAACCTTTTCACCAACTAGACACTAATCCAGTTTATAAATTATCGTGTCGCACATTCGATTACAGTTCGGAACGTTTGGATACTGGTATTCCATCTGTCGATGCGATTGAAGATGCGTTGTCTGTAGATACGTTAATATATCAAGTTACATTGGAACAGTCTTCGGCTGTTAATGAACCTGTTCGTATACATGATACATCTACAACTAGAGGTCTGTTGTTACAGGAACAAGAGAATTCACCCTTCTCAAATGTGTTTGATAACATCATATTTGAGGATGACGAATCTTCTGTTGGTGAGAGTCTACTTCTTGAAACTGGTGAATGGTTGTTACAAGAAGACTATATAATAGGAGAAGGTAGTAGATTATCTACTGACGCTGATCCGTCAGCGCAGAATGAATTGTTCGATAGGTTAGACGATACGATCCTTGATTTTAGTGAGAATAATCCATTTGGTGATGCAGGGAGTTTAGGTTAATGTTAGGCACACAATATTACCATGAGACAATCAGAAAAGTGGTTGTTGCATTCGGTACAATGTTCAATAATATATCGTTGGTTCGTAAAGACAGCGATGGTAAAGTAGTTCAGTCAATGAAAGTTCCTCTGGCTTATGGGCCGAGGCAGAAGTTTTTAGTTCGTCTTGCTGAAGACCCAGACTTGACAAAACAGGTTGCAGTTACATTACCACGAATTGGTTTTGAAATCAATGGTCTTACATACGATCCAGCAAGAAAATTAAATCGTATTCAACAATTTAAAAAGACAAAATCTGGAACTCAAGGTAAATCTCTTGAAACACAATTTATGCCAGTACCCTATAATGTTGGATTTGAATTGTATGTCCTCGCAAAAAATTCTGATGATGCGTTACAGATTGTTGAACAAATTTTACCATACTTCCAACCAGACTATACTTTGACAATCAATGATATGGCTGAGATGGGAATTAAAAGAGATGTTCCTATCGTCTTGAATAGTATTTCCTATGAAGATGATTATGAAGGAGACTTCGCCTCACGAAGAGCTCTAATTTATACATTGAGTTTTACCGCAAAATTCTATCTGTATGGTCCTGTTACTTCACAGTCCATTATTAAAACTGTACAGGTTGATCAATTTACAGACCTCAAAGACACTGCTCCAAAGAGAGAGCAAAGACTTGTTGTTACACCTAACCCCACTACAGCTAGTGCTGATGATGACTTTGGATTTAATGAAACATCTTCATTCTTCCAAGGAGTGGACGAGTAGTGTGTATGATCAACGTAAGTTTATCAATCTAGAAACATCTATTAGATGCAACCTAGAATGCCCTAAATGTGAAAGAAAATATTTACTGACAAATAATTTACCATTTTTAGGTGGTGATATGTCGGTATCTGACTTTGAAAAGGTTGTGGAATATTATGATAGCATACATCTTATAGGAAACATTTCTGATCCTATTTTTGCTACAAATTTAATAGACTTTCTCAAACTAACTTATGAAAAAAATAAAAAGACTGTATTGCACACTGCTGCATCCCACAAATCTTCAACTAGGTACACAGAAGCATTTAAGGCTAACGTAAATGCAAAGTGGGTTTTTGGAATTGATGGACTTCCCAAGGACAGTCACAAGTATAGGATAAACCAAGACGGTGAACATTTGTTTGATATGATGAAACTTGCATTAAACTATGGATTAACTCCTGTGTGGAAATATATCGTTTTTAAATACAATCAAAATGATATTGACGAGGCAAAGGCTTTGGCAGAACATAATGGAATAAAATTTAAATTGGTAATGTCAAGTAGATATGATGAGTCTTATAGATATGGTGAGTGGAAAGATGAGATGTGGGACAGACTTTTATTTAAACCAGATGATGAGTATGTGGGAAACAGTATCATCAACGATAATAAACAATGACACTAAATCCCCGTTGTCTTAGAAAAAATGGCCAGGATGTGTTTTTTTGTGCCACAGGTCATCTATTACCATGTTGTGGTTTACAAAGAACTCGTTCTGAAGAAGAAGAAAAAGAGATATCTCGATTCTATAAGGACAGTATGAAAGTTAGTAATGTAGAAAGGATTGAGGATATTGTCGAGGGGGAAGAATGGCAAACTTGGTTTGATACACTAATAAATAGACCAGAACAAGCTCCTAGTATATGTAAGAGGTATTGTGACGATGAGTAATGAAATTGATAAGGCCTTAGGTGTGGTCGAAAGTATTCCTAAAAAAATTATTAAACAAGAAGTAGTACCCTCATCTCAAGAAGATTGGGGTGATGCGAATGAACATGTGGAAAGAGATTATGAATACCAACGACAAAACTTCTACAATTTGGTCGAAAAAGGAACGAATGCAGTGGAAGGCATTTTGGAACTCGC